ATGCCCAATATAAAATAGGAGATAACTGGAGTGAAACACACTGATGAGGGTTGGTTTAGAGAAGCAGATGATGAAGCAGATGAAATGTTCTTAGCTTATGAGTGTGGTCCTGAGTCTTGGAGAATAGATAAAAATGGTATTCGATGGGTTTACTTCCATGAAAATATATGGGTTTCCGAACTAGGGGGTTATGAGGAATGGTAAATTGTATAGGTTGTGGTGTAGAATTAAATGATAGTAACTGGTATCGTTCTCGCAAAATAAAGAACGAGCGGAACTGTATATTCTGCCACGATATTAAAAGGCTTAGGCGTAAGGTTAGAGAGAAGGCGTTTGCCCCACATCTTCTAGCCAGATTCCTTAACAGAAAAACTAAGGCACCATACGACAGAGTTCAGGAAGGGTATGTTTATATTATATCTAATCCTGCCTACGTGGGGTGGTATAAAATTGGCATGGCAGTTGACGCTGAAGATAGAGTGATGGCATACCAAACATCAACGCCCTTGAGAGATTTCAAGCTTGAGTACAAGAGATATTTCAATGATAGGAGATCAGCAGAAAGACTCTGCCATCTTCTTATAGAGTTAGAGTCTCGTGGGAGACATGGCGAGTGGTTTAAGATTGGTCTGAAGCGCGCCAAAGATATTATTGAGTGCGTTAGTGATGATTCTTTTGCACAGAACACTGATAAGGAACAGTATGTCCAACAAACATTCAACTTCTAAAACTATTGATACAGTAGTAGATGATATATATGATACCCTCTCTGTACTTTGTGATGAGGAAACTCTCAACATACCCGACGAGTATATCGAAGAGTTTGGTGAGCGTATGAAAGATACACTACGTAACTGGTCAACTCCTAAAACACAATCTACTGGACTACGCATGTCGAATGTGGGTCGCCCTCTTCGGAGGCTTTGGTATGATTTGAAAAGTGGTGTCCCGATTTATAATCGTACTCACCCCTCAGTCTTTATTAAGTTCTTGTATGGTCACATGCTTGAAGAGTTGGTGCTCCTATTCGTTAGACTTTCAGGTCATCAAGTGGAGGATGAGCAAAAGGAAATAGAGATTGATGGTGTGAAGGGGCACATGGATTGCACGATAGATGGTGAAGTAGTTGATATAAAAACTGCCTCTTCGTTTGCCTTCAAGAAGTTTAAGGACGGGACATTACATGATGATGATCCCTTCGGATATATGGCACAGTTGTCAGGTTATGAGGCAGCACAGGGTACGTCTGAAGGTGGCTTCCTTGCTCTCAATAAAGAGAGTGGTGAGCTTGCCCTCTATCGACCTGGAGATATGCTGAAAGTTAATGTATCATCTAAAATTAAAAGGGTAAGGGCGGCTGAACAACTTGACTCTCCGCCCAAGAGATGTTATACTCCCGTACCTGAAGGCAAGAAAGGAAATCTACGCCTGCCGAGGGAGTGTACATTCTGTCCTCATAAGATTGAATGCTACGCCGATGCTAATAATGGGGAGGGGCTACGAACATTCATGTATTCAAATGGTCCTAAATATTTGGTACGTGTTACTGCTGTCCCGAAGGTTCCTGAATTAGAGAATGAGGTGGCATGAACAAAGCTCTGTTGAAAAGGATCAGTAGGCACACGGATGTCCTGCTGGTCCAATGGGTCAAGAGTCTTGTCACAGAAGAGGAAGCTGAGAAGGTTACGTTGGAAAACATTCATGACCTGATGCCTGATGACAGACACGTATATACTCGTGGACAGTTGAGGCTCGCACCTAATTCCCCTAAGTGGATTAGAAAGATGTTGAAGAAGGCAGTCACTACTGACCCGTCCTTACTTATTGAAGATATAACTCTAAAGGATTTAGAATGTCAGACGACTTCCCTACCATCCACGTTGAAGCTGGAAGACTACAACGTTTATTGATCCTTCTTGGTAGTTATACTTTCAACGGTAATGCTATTGAAGATATAGATGATGAGACGATACAAGAGCTACGAGATTTATTAGATTTAGAATTAGTAAGACGTAAGGGGATGATCCATTAGGAAGCCAAGAAAAATTAGACCACGCGAGTCGGATGTCCCGTCTGGATATGATTCTAAATGGGAGGCACGACTACACGGTAGCATCCTTCAGGGTTGGGAACACCACAAGGATAAGGTTCCGTATGTAGTTGAGCATTCCTATGAGCCTGATTTTGTTAGGAGTATAGACGGTAAGACTATCTTGCTCGAAACTAAGGGGAGGTTCTGGGACTTTGCAGAATTTAATAAGTATCTGTGGGTACACAAATCTCTTCCGCCTGATTTTGAATTGGTCTTTGTCTTCTTTAATCCGATGGCTCCTATGCCACGCGCAAAGAAAAGAAAGGATGGGACTAAGAGATCTCATGCAGAGTGGGCTGATGCGAATGGGTTCCGATGGTTTACTGAAAATAATTTACCAACTAAGTGGACAGACAAATGACTAAGCGATTGAATGATGTGACACCTAAAGAATGGGATGAGGCCCATCGAAAGTGGGCGGAAGAGCGAGGACTTAAACATATCACAGGCACAGATGGGGATGAGTATCGAGCGGCCAAGGCAGAACAAAAGGCGCTGAAAGAATATATGGATTGGACGTTGATGGGTGGTAAAGCTGCGCTTGCTTCTCGTGGTGGTGAGAATCCTCTTAGTGTCAAAGAGCGCCAGCAACCCCGACCTAAAAAACCCAAGGACTATAATAAAGAATATCAGAATGTGAATAGTCCGACCCATTATAATCAGGGACAGATAGAATGCATTGATTCTATTGAAGCGATGCTATCTACTGAAGAGTTTATAGGATACTTGAGAGGGAATTCAACTAAGTACCGCTGGCGTTTCAGATATAAGAATGGCTTTGAAGATCTGAAAAAAGCTGAGTGGTATGAGAAAAGGTTGGTCAAGTTTATGGAGGTCCATGATGTCTTGGGACAGGAAAGCAGACAGAAGAAATAACTACTTGAAAAGAAAGAAAGCTTTTTCCAATTCAAAAAGTAAAAAATTTAAAAAATTAAAAAAAGATGAATTGAAATATAAGGATGGTTCAAATGATCGCACCCGATCTCCCTAAAGTAGGAGTGCAGCAGTACTTAGGTATTATTGTAGACTACGAACGAGACAAATTGCTGGACGATTTCGGGAAGACTACACTGCAAGATAGATATTTCTGGGGTGATGAGACTTCCCCACAAGAAGCATTTGCTCGGGCCTCTGTCTTCTCAGCCACCTACAAAGGTGTCACTGATTATGATCTAGCCCAACGTTTGTATGACTACTCCAGTAACCTGTGGTTCATGTTCAGTACCCCACTGTTATCCAACGGGGGAACTACCAGAGGACTCCCTATCAGTTGCTTCCTTAACTATGTCCCCGACTCTAGAGAAGGACTGTTCGCTCACTATGAAGAGTGTGGGTGGCTTGCAAGTAATGGTGGTGGTATTGGTGGATATTGGGGTGACATAAGGAGTAATGGTGTTGCCACAAGCAGTGGTAGTAGATCGACAGGATCTATTCCTTTCATGCATATGGTGGATAGTGAAATGCTCGCCTTTAATCAAGGGACTACAAGGCGTGGCAGCTATGCGGCATACTCTAATATAGATCATCCTGAAATTGAAGAGTTCATTGCGATGCGAAAGCCGTCAGGCGGAGACATCAATCGGAAGAGTTTAAATTTACATCATGGGGTGATGATAACCAACGACTTTCTATCGGCTGTTCAGAAAGATGAACCCTTTCGTCTCATCGATCCAAAGTCTAAGGAATGTATCAAGACTGTTAGTGCTAGAAGTTTATGGTGGCAGTTAATTCAAACTAGATTTGAGACGGGCGAACCTTACATAGTTAATCTAGATATTTGTAATGAGTTCTTACCTCAAGAACAGAAAGAGTTAGGACTTAGCATACGTCAAAGTAATCTATGTTCTGAGATAACTCTTCCCACTAATGAAGAAAGAACTGCTGTATGTTGTTTGTCCAGCGTAAACTTGGAACACTTTGATGAGTGGTCTAAATCAGAACTACCATTCATATCTGATCTGATTACTATGTTAGATAATGTTCTAGAATATTTTATTGAGAGTGTAGTCGATACGAAAGTATTAGACAGTGACTACAACTCTAACTTTAGGAGATTTAAAAATTATGTCAGAGAAGGGAAAGAAGGATTCACCCGTTCCGCTTACAGTGCGTATAGAGAACGTTCAATTGGACTTGGAGCGATGGGGTTTCATAGCTACTTACAACATCATAGAGTTTCTTTTGAGTCGGTATTCGCTGCAAGCTTCAATCACAAAGCTTTCCAATCCATTAGGGAGCACTCCTTGGAAGCAAGTATACAACTGGCTGAAAGTAGGGGCGAAGCTCCTGATATGGCTGGTAGTGGTCGTCGTAATGCCCACCTTCTGGCTATTGCTCCTAACGCTTCTAGTTCCATTATATGTGGTGGAGCTAGTCCTTCGGTTGAGCCTGCGAGGGCGAACACGTACACGCACAAGACGTTATCGGGATCATTCCAAGTAAAGAACAAAGCACTTGAAAAACTATTGATAAAGAAAGGGATGAAGGCTAAAGAACGAGAGGATATATGGAAGGATATTGTTGGTCATAATGGATCTATACAACATTTAACAGACATCTTTGAAGCTGACGAACTTGAAATATTCAAGACGGGGCCAGAGATAAATCAGATATGGATTATCGAACACGCTCACGCACGACAGCAGTACGTGTGTCAAAGTCAAAGCATTAATTTATTCTTTGACCCACCACCGACTAGTGCTGAACCTGAAATTCATGATGAGTTTCTGCAATACGTGAATGATGTCCATTGGGCAGGTGCTAACACACTGAAGAGCCTATACTACCTACGCTCAGACTCGGTGCGTGGTGCAGAGAATGTTAATATAAAGATACCGAGGATAAATTTGGAGGACGTAGAATGTTTAAGTTGCGAGGGTTGACAGACTTAGAAAGGTTTATACTTATTGTAGTGGTAGTGGCTTTAGGCTCAGTGTATGCAGTTGAAGCATTCTGACTACCTAGTATGAACAATCCGTGGTTGATTGAACTAGATTTTGGAGAGAGGTTAGCATGATAGTTGACATAGAAAAATGCGTGTGCTACAATGACGTTTCTTAACTTACTGGAACCACCCATGTTCTACTACGACAACGGCCTTTCCAAAGCAGACATAGAGCGGGTCATTATCCACCACAAAAACGGTAGTAAGGTTCATGAGGTTGAACCTTTTGAGGGGGGTTATGCTGTCTGGTTAAGAGATGGCTGGACTTGGGAGGCAGCAGATGGAAATAGAGCCGTTGCTCATTATGAAACTGAGGGACTGAGTAAGCGCGATGAACTTGCCACCCTCAAATCAGAATTAGATTGTATAGAGGAAGAACAATGAGTTTACTAAGTAAGAGGGAGTACTACAAACCCTTTGACCATCCTTGGATGTTTGATTACTACTTAGAACAAAACAAAATGCACTGGCTTCCTGAAGAAGTGCCGCTGCATACAGATGTCAAGGATTGGAATGATGTTCTAACATCCAATGAACGAAACCTACTCACACAAATCTTCCGACTCTTCACACAATCGGATGTAGATGTTGGAGCAGGGTACGTAGATAAGTACATGCGTATATTTACAAAGCCAGAGGCGCGTATGATGATGGGTGCCTTTGCCAACATGGAAAGCATTCATCAACATGCTTATAGCCTGCTGCTAGATACTGTAGGTATGCCAGAGATAGAGTACAAGGCATTTTCTGAGTACGAGGCAATGGCTCAGAAGCATACGTATGTAAATAATTTTAAAGTGGCTAGGAATAATAAGGCGTCCATCGCCAAGGCCCTCGCAGTTTATTCCGCCTTCACTGAAGGGCTACAGTTGTTCAGTAGTTTTATTATTCTTCTGAACTTTTCACGCTTCGGAAAGATGAAAGGTATGGGACAGATTGTAGCCTTTAGTATTAAGGATGAGTCCCTGCACGTTGAAGCAATGACCCGCTTGTTCCGCGAGTTCATTCATGAGAACATAGAAATATGGGAAGATCCTTTTAAGAAGGAAATTTACCAGACCTGTAGAGACATGGTATATATGGAGGATAAGTTTCTAGACCTCGTGTTTGAAATGGGGGACATTCCAGGGTTGACAAAGAAGGAAATGTATGCGTACAATAGGTATATTGCAGACAGACGCCTTCTTCAGTTAGGTCTTAAAACAAACTTCGGGGTTAAGGATAATCCTCTTCCTTGGATTGATGAGGTTCTAGGTGTCGAACATCAGAACTTCTTCGAAGGCCGATCAACAGCCTATCAGAAAGCTGGATTGCGTGGTAATCAAGAGTCTATCACGTTTACGGAGTTAAAGCAGTATGGCACAGAAGAAGAGCAGTGATGTAGGAAACATATTATCGTTCCGAATTCTTATAGATCCGAAAGGTAATCTAGTTACCGAACTGAGCTATCTTCCTGAAGAGGATGCTCATAAGGTTTTTGACGGAGACGATTTAGTAATTGTACAGAAGATATTACAGGAGGGTCATAGTAAGCTGGATAAGATGCACGAACATCTTGAAGCTGAACTAGATGCATTTAGATGAGAATAAGAGCAAGGTATTTACACATGGCAGAGAGCGGGGCTAATGTACTGGTAGGTTATTTATTAAACCTCGTACTGGTTCAAGTCCTACTACACTACTTAGGTTATAATATACAATTGACTGAGAACGCGGGGATGGGTGCATGTATCGCACTCGTATCGTTGATCCGTAGCTACACTATCCGAAGGATGTTTAGTCGATTAGTTAATAATATATATCAAGCTAATGGAGGTCCACTATGATTGCTGAGATGGTGACTCAACTTGAAAGAATACTAGAGTATGTAGAAAATATAGAGAGGCGTGTAGCTGTTCTTGAAGAAGAGTGTCTTAGTGCGGATGAGTTTGTTATGGTGAATAGCGGAGAGGATAAACTGAGGTGTGTGAAGAAGAGGCTTGATGCTAAGTACATACCACCTAAAGGTATAAGCCATTTGAAGACGGAGGATTCGACATGAACGGTGATGGCTATCATGTGGTCACAGAAGAGGAAGTTATTATGCAGACTAATAGCGCAGTAGTCGCATCACTCTGCGATGCATTGGCAAACGTTGAGACAGGACTTGATTCTCAACTCGTCTTAGATCAAGTCAGAAAACATGCAGATCTTATTTTAGATTACAGTGAAAAACTGATACAAAACCAGCGGGTCAACATCAAAGCTGTACCACCTACAAGTTTAAAATAGCGGGAGCGCCAGCCATCCTAGCTCATTGGGGCGGGATGGCCCCGCTATCTACCTCTCGGTTGATATGTTCTCTTATTTTTTGAAGCATGAATAGCTTGACCTTGCTTTATGGCATCTGCTTTCTTCTTATACTTCTTACCTGTTTTTCCGTACTGATACTTACCGTCCACTTTCTTCACTGGCATCTGTTACTCTCCACTTATTACCATCCCATACTCTCGGAGCATAGGTCTCTGGAAAAAACTTACGAAACCCTCTGGTATCGTTTCGTTCAGGGTGCTCATCACGAGACAGCCTTACTCTCCTTGACGACTCTAGAAAAATACTCCTAAGATGGTCTGGTTGTGTTTCTGCACGTACTCGTTCCAACCAATCCTCTCGACCCTTGTATCTACTACAAATAGTTTTAACTACTAGTCCATAGATTTCAACGGCTGATCTGGCATCAGATTCCACTGCCATGTAACCCCAACCAACGGGGAGATCATGGAAGTACAATCTTTTCATTCAGGCAAAATCTAACCAAGGCTCACGCTTAAACTTTCGTTGCTTCTCGTTAGGTTCGTGAAAGTGATAACTGATAGAAATTCTAGGCCCGACTGACGTAACTCTATGGTATTGAAACCGTGGAATGTAAAGAACGTCACCTTCCCCCAACGTAAATACATCTGCTTCAGGCTCTTCTTCCTCCATCCACTTATTAGATCTCCACTTTCCAGGTTCTATCTTGCCTTCGTTAGGGGCAAAGGCATCATACAAATGCCACTGCACATCACCCCTCACATGGAACAAGAAGTTGTCTGTGGAATCAGCATGGATAGGGAAACAAAGGGCATCCTTCTTACCGCTACAATATATGTTTGCTTGTCCTGGCCCGTAAACTTTTTCGAAGGCTTGACACTGTTTGTACATTGTTCTGTTAAGGAATTCACAGATGGTCAAGATGGCACTGTGACCGCTGTGCCAGAGATTATGTATCTTTTCTTTAGTTAGTTTTTCTTTGGCCTTACGCTTACAATACTTCTGTCCGTCATCCAGCACCATTTGAAAGTGTGGCATTCGATCATGACCACTGGCATCCAGGCTGTTTAGATAGTCGTCAAACTCTTTCCAACTGAAATGATCTTTAATGTCATTCCCTCGTATGATGACGTACTGCTTATCCTTGTACTCCTTGTAGAATCTTTCGCGCCCAATAGGTTCTACAAGTTGGTCAAGTTCATAAATCATTCTCTAACCACTGATGCTTGGTAAATAGATCCCTAAGCCAGCCAGCATAGCGGGTTGTATATTCTTCTAACGTTAGTCGCTCACTTAGCAAATCATTATTCTCATCGCAGTAGTCTAGCCACTTGCGACCACAAAAGGTGGGGTACGTTCTCATAACTTTATATAAATTCCTAATAGAAGTAGGACGACTGCTAGTAGTTCTGCACCTAGTACGGTGTGATACCATATCCATCTAACTTTATACATACGCAACTCAATGCGTCTGTCCTCCTGTTGATCTTCATAGTCTTCAACCACCTTAGCCCACTGCTTTATCTTCTCCTTCATGCCTTTCTCTTATTCATAATTCCTATGACAGATCGAACCCCAAAGGATGCTGCGACAATAACAGATAAAGTATACTGGTAAAAATCAGGCATAGTTTCTAAGACTTCAAAGCCTGCACGAACATAAGGAACCATCGACGGGATGAAGCACAGGATTAAAGGAATACTGAATAGCAATGTAAGCCACTCATCCTTCCAAGATTGCCCACTGTTACGAGCCATCTGAGCCTCCCAATCAGCAGCGCTCTCAGCCTGTTTAATAAGTACTGTGGCTTCAGCTTCAGCCTTTGCCTTAGTCTTCGCTACACGGCCTTCTAACCACGTTCCTACAAGCTTACCAACTGTATTAATCAGTGGGATCATTGTGAAATCCGTTGAGCATATCAGTCAGATCATCTATCAAAGCCTGTTGTTGCTCTTCAAACATCACTGCAAAATCCTTCAAAGATATAAAAGGAACGTCATGAATGCCTTGGTGCTTTGCATATATTCGATAGACAATACCAAGCTGCTTCTCACTATATAATATCGTAGCTGACATTTAATACCCCCATAGCCAAGGACGTGGGCGACCCTCAGCAGACGTTAAGGTGTCTAGATGAATAAACCTTCTTGGAACTGAAACTCTCTGTGATATTCCGATGCCTGTGAAACCTGCCTTTAAAGCCTCCTGTAAGAGCCTGTAAGCCTCTTCTCCGTACACATGGATGTCCATCGCTAATCCCATAGAGTGCCCACCAGGAGCCTCCTTGCGAGTTTCTGAAGGGTGTTCTGGACAACGGTATGCACTGGTAACAATAAAAGGAAAACCCAGAAGTGTACGCAGGGATGAAATCTTCTGCATATACTGGTCATTCATTTTATTTTCACCACAGTGGGAGCACTGTAGCTCTTCATCCGTAAAGTACTTCCACTCCATGCTACAAAAACACCAACAAACAAACTATTAAATATACTAGCAACACAAAAATATCCATACTAGTAGCCTCGTGCTTCTCTGCTTTCTTCTGGCGTCATGAACCTAGCTTCATTGCTCTTAATCATTTGGCTAATCTGTTTTTCTGCCTGTGCCTGACTGTCTGCTGAAATCTTTGAA